CGTTCACCAGGATCGGGCAGCCGTCGTGAGCCAGAATCGGACGGTCGAAGTTCGGCAGCTGGATCATCCCGCCAGTGTTACCGCCCATCAGACGCAGCATCGCCTTGTAAGCGCGGATGTGCTCGGAGCGCATCATGATGCAGTCGGCACCCAGCTTCACGGCGTCGGTCAGCTCGTCGAACATGGAGAACGCCATGGCGGTGGCGCCAGCGTCGATGATCTGGCCGGAGGCAACCAGCGCATTCAGACCGTCGAACTGCTTGTTGGCCTGCAGACCGTTGATCAGTGCATCGCGGAACTGGTTGCGCATACCCTTCAACTTCGAGGCAATCTGAATTGCCTTTTGGTCGTTGAGGTTGCTCATGGTTCCCTGGATGAACTTGTCGACATCTACGTCGCCAATCAGGATGCGAAGCTGAGTCGTCACCTCGTCGAAGGTGGACGTGCTTTCCTTCACATCTTCGTTCGGATCTAACCAGTCGCCGGTCGCGATGGTCTTCTCACGGTGATAGACCAGAGCCTTGCCTTCGGTCGGGCTGAAAGACAGGATGTTGAGCAGATCATCCTTAGAGATGAACTCTTCGATTACGCCACGCAGCATATCCTCTGGTGACAACTGAGCGGCTACTTCACGCAGCAATGGCATGTTTTCTCTCCTTACATGGTAAAAAGCAGTAAATATTTACTGAACACACCTCGCCGACAAAAACGCTTAATTGGACTTGCCCAGTGCGGCCTTAATCCGACTCAGACCAGGAGCAATGTTCTGCTCCTCTTTGGCCGGCATCCCGTTGGTGCCAGAGCCAGCGCCAGGCTTCGCTTGAGAGCGCAGCATGGTTTCGTAATCAGGCTGGCTAGACAGAATCCGTTTCAGCGCCTCGTCAAACGAGACGAACTTTCCATCCTTATCAACCAGTGGTGAGCGACCTTGCTCCCCACGCGGTTTGTCGAAACCGACAACCTTCCCTTCAACCAGATCGAAGTGCTCGCCGAACAAGCGACGATTACGCTCCGGGCTCATGGCTTGAACCAGGTCTTCACGGATGAACTTGGAGTTGGCAAATGCTGAGCCGATGGTCAGATCTTCGATCTGCTTGGTCAGCGATTGGACTTGGTCAGCCAGCGTCTCGCGCTCGGCGGTCAAAGCCTGCAATTCAGTGGCGTGCTGAGTGCGAACCTGAGTCAGAACGCCCTCTTGCTCCTCACGGATGCGCTTGAGAGCTTCCTCGAAGTTGCCACGCTCAATAAGGGCTTTCTGTTCGCGCTCTCTGGCCTCTGCCTCAGCCTGAGCTTGAGCAGCGGTCAGCTCTTGGTAGCGCTTCGGGTCGATACCCTCAAAAGCCTTCAACTGTGCTTTCAGTTGAGCGATCTCTTCCTTCTTGGCCATGGCCTCACGAAGCAGCTTGCGCTCGTTTTCGGACATGCCACCCTCTTGATTGCCCTGCCCACTCTTGCCCTGTTCACCCTTACCCTGCTCTCCTGCGCCTTGATCGCCTGCGCCTTGATCGCCTGCGCCTTGGCCACCTTGCTCGCCGCCAGCGCCGCCAGATGCAGCACCGTCTGAGCCGGCCGGAGTGTGGTATTTCAGGAATTGGTTACGGAACAACATGATTTATGCCTCTCTCTTGGCTAGTCTTTGGCCTGTTTCTCGGCCGGATCGGTTGGCTTTACATCTTTGTTGCTACCTTCCTTGTTTCCTTGGTCGGTAGGCGCAAAAGAAGATTGGCCTGCTTGTTTGAAGCCACCAATTAGCGCATCCATTGAGTCATCCATCTTGTCGATGGCGCTCTCAATCTCCTTCCGATCCTTTTCAGGCATGTAGGGATAGAGCTTGTTCAGGACGTGCTTGAGTTGGTAACGCTTCAACTCGATAGGTGCCGTCAGCATTTCGATGCGGGCGGAAATATCGAGCTCGTCATAGAGGGTTCTGGTGTCGAAGTTGGTCGGATAGCTGACCAGCTTCTTCTCGCCCTTCATGACTATCTCCGTCTTATCGCCAGACCACTTGCAGACCAGGTTGATGATCTGCAGCTCGGCCAGCTCCAGGGAGGCGGCCTTGTTGACGAGAAGGGAGTTCACACGCTCAAAGTCGTAGGCCTTGGCTACGCCAGAGCTGTTATCAATGCCGGCGCTGTTGTCTTGCTTGGTGCGCTCACCAGCAACGCCGACGGAGTGATAGATCTCGTTGATGATCTGTTTGATGGAGGTGATGATCAGCTCAGCCTGCTTCGGATCTGGTGACAGATAGAAGGGTTGGCCGCCGTCGGCCCCATCAAAGGTGAAAATTCGCTTGGTGCCGAACTCGATGATCTTGGAGTGCCCCTCCTCACCCGGGAGAAGGTTCTGGGCCGGAATGGCCAACTGGCTAAAGGTCTGATCCTGAATGATCGCATCCAGGTTGCTCAGATAGTTGGCGCAGGCACGATCCAGATAGGCAATATCGCCAATCAGACTCGGCGACGTATAGAGGCCATGGTTGACCATATGATCGACCCAAATGACAGGCACGACGCCAAGGTCGTGATTTCCTGAGCCGGCCACCTTTGCCTCTAACTTCTCCTGGCCATCAACGATGGTGCCGGTTTTGACAACGTCAATCAGGATCCATTGGGTTCGAGTCCAGAGACGATAGCGATACCGAACATTGCCGGTAGAGCTGAAAGGGTCGGTGTCATCGCGGGCGCTTTCGCGGATCAGGATCCACTGCAGATCACCATCCTCGTCGAAGGACATGTCCAAGACGTCCTGCGGCGTCACTTCGTATGAGTAGATGGATGACTGGGTCTCTGCGACTGACTCGCCGGTCGCTTGAACAACAGAGTCGACGACAACCCAGATGCGACCGTATATGCTGGACAGCAATGACAGGTATCGCATGTAGGCGTCGATGCCGATCCGTTTGCGAGTGGCTGAGCCCCAGAAGTCGACAACGCACCGTGGTGCGTCAGCTTCGTTTCTGCGGATCTCGCCCTTGAAGACGTACTTGTTGACCAGGTCAACAACTTCGCGGGAATGGTTGAAGCGATAGGCTCGCTTCACGCGCTCGTTAAACTCGGTATCGCCTTCTTTGTGATAGCGGAAAATGTTCAACTTGAACCACTCTCGACCACCGTCGTAAGTAGCCCTCAAGAAGTCCCAATGTTCCAACATTGCTTCGTAGACTGGGTGCCTGCGAGTTGTCAGAGAAAGGAGCTTAGTTGATTCCACCTATCGTATCTCCAAGATAAACGCCATCTAGTTTAGTAAGTATTTACTGAACGCACAATCACAAAGATACGCCAGCAATAAAAATTTTGCGGACTGGGTATTCCATCTCGATGCAGTAACCAAGAGCGTCGGTGACGTGTTCGACAGAAGCCAGCTTGTCAATGTCTCTGGTGCCTGGCTTATACATGGTCTGCTCGAAGGAGATGATCGTGTGGCTGCAGTGCGGAGCTACCAGCATTGTCACTGCGCCGTTCGCGCTCATGAGTTTGCGATTCACGGCGTTGACGCGGTCATCAATGGCCGGATGCTTCCGACGGTACTTAATCCTGTTGAATCCATGCTCGCGCAGAATGTCGAGAGACGATTCGCCGCGAGCATGTTGTCTTGAGTTACCTGCCGGGTCTGGGTAGATGGTGATTTGCTTCATGTAGCGCCAGTACCGGCGAGCCAATTCTGCCGCGGCCTCGTCCACGTTCGAGCTGAACTGGACGATCTCGTCGACGATCCAGATCGATCCGTCAGACTGGGGCTGCATGATGACCATCGACATAGGATCGATGTTGAAGTCCATACCAACCCAGATGGGCAGCTTCGGATTGAACGCGACCTTCTTGTTGACGTGAACGCGACGGTCGAATGGGTAGTAAACGCGACCGGATACCGACTCGAAGCTGGCCTCGAACTCCTGACGGAAGGTGCGCGGATCCATATCCTGACGCGCCTGGTCGATTTCGTGCTTCGGGATAAACGGCGACATGATGGTCGGGAATTGCCAGCTGGCCCACATGGGGAGCTTTTCGTCCTGACCCTTGATGTAGGCGTCGTACAAGAGGTTGAAGGACTTGGGTGTACCGATGAAAACGGCTCGACCGTTGGTGCTGGCCAGTGTCGGGCGAAGACACTCCTCCCACACCTCTTTACGCATGTCCTGATATTCATCCAGAACAACGAAGTCCAGACCAACACCGCGAAGTGAGTCTGGGTTATCGGCGCCCTTACAACTGATTTCCGTGCCGTTCTTGAGCCAAAGGGTCAGTTCAGTCTCGTTCGGCTTTCTGGCCAGCCAGGCTCTCGGGATTGCAGAAAGCAGATCCCGCCACATGATCTGTTTGGCCATCCGAAACGATGGCGCTATGTACCAAATCCGCTGATTGGGACGACGCGCTGCCTCTCGAAGCATCAGGCCGCGACATAGGTGAGTTTTTCCAAAGCGGCGGCCCGCGACCACCACTCTGAAACGAGCTTTAGACCGGGCTACCTCGGCCTGAGCAGCATGGAAGGCAATGGTTACAGCCGACGAGCTCAATCTTCACCCTCTTCAGGCTCGGGCTCAACGTCATCCAGGTCGCCAATCTCGACAATGTCGTCGTCTTGTTCGTCCTGCAGAACGCCCATTTCAACCGCCTGACGAGCCTGCTTTTCGCGGATCTCCTCGACCTCTTCGTCGAGCATTTCGCGAACCTCCAGTGCCGGCAGTTCGTCATCGGTGACGTCGTCATTGGTAATGCCAAGGACGGTGTAGCGGTTCTCGCGGGTGATTTTCAGAGTCTCAGCCATCAGCTTGAGCGTCTTGATGACGTTCATGGAGGCCGCAACAGAGCGCCCCTCCGACTCGGCCGTAACGACCTCGCGAACGATCCGCTTGTCGATAGCCTGGTTGAGCCGGTAGTGCTCCTCTTTGGTCTCCTGGATCCGCTGAGCGATGATTGAGGCGTCTTTTTCGGCCTCCTCGCGGATCTTGTCGGACACAGCACCTTTGACGTCAGCTGCCTTGGCGCCCTTCTCAACGCCATGGGCCTTCATGTGTCTGTGAACCGTGATTGCGTGGACGCCAAATTCTTCGGCTATCTGATCCAGCGTGTATTCGCCTGACTCATAAAGAGACTCAGCCTTCGCCCATTCTTTAGGAGTAAGTCTGCGCTTGGGGTCTGCCATGCTCTCCACTTCCTCAGATGGAAAAATAGGGGCTAGGCGTTTGGAGTCCTCGAGCGAGGGCCAGCCCCGTAGCTGAACAAAGGAAGATCCTGGATCTTCGGCGGCAGTTTAGATCGATTGGATCCAATAAGTAAACACTTACTGATCCTTTCACCTGTAAAAGATCCTTGTGGATCATCACTTTTTGAGATTTGAGGATCCGGCCGCGCAGCTAATTCCGAGCGTTGGCCAAGTAGGTTCCGAGGGTGGGCTTAACAGGTTCCGAGGGTTATCAGATTCCGAGGGTTATCAGATTCCGAGGTTATTCTGACTCCGGGGTGGATTATTTTTCAGCAGGGCAAGCCGGAGCCGAAGGCGAAGGCGCAGCCCTCAGCGCGAAGCGCTGAACGTGCGCCGAAGGCGCACATAGGGACTCATAAGGCTACATAATCACTTTTTTCGTTTTCTACTATAAATAAGACCTGTAAAAGAAATTATTTGTTTATATACGCGCGTGCGCCCGACCGGTATAAACGTTCAGTTTTCCGAACCAACAACACCCGGAGTCTGTCGCCTCAGATTCGACCCCTCTAAACGTCAAAAATCACGTCATCTTGAAAAACTACCCTGAGATAGCATTCGAGAATCGCGCTATCGCTTCACAGGAAGCGATTACAGCGATTTTGAGACACTGAGACATGCGAAGGTAGCGCTCAAAAGTTTGGAGCGCTCTAAAGCGCTCCAAACTCGTTTTAATCGTCTATGATTTTTCCGCTGGGTGCCCGGATTAGGTCATGACCGAGTTTTGTCACCCGATAGGTCATCCGACTGCGGTCTCGTCTCTTCTCTCGACCTGCCTTTTCGATGACCCCCTTCTCCAACATGGCACGAAGCGAATGCTGGATCGCCTGTTTGGTCACGTCGTATGAAACGCGCTCGATCAGTTGATCCAGATCCACCAAAGATCCATCTGAATTGCGTCGGTTGATCACATCCAGGATCAACAGCATCCTAAATGTCAGCAGCATCAGAGCACTAACCTCTCGTTTGGAGCTTGATTATCAAAGGCCAGAAGAGGCAGTCGCTTTGGTAGCTGGCGGCCCCAGTCTGGGTTTTCAAACAGCGCGTAGACGGTGTAACCGAAGATCAACTGCTGCAGTTCGCGGATCAACTCAAGATCCTCGATCCCACGAAGATCCTCGATTGTTTTGCCAAGGTTCTGACCGGTCTTCTCCTTGGATGAGTGCCGGTAGTAGAACTCAAGCATCTGCCGTCTCATTCGCTCGCGAGTGGTCGGGTTCTGCGACGTCAGCTCCTCATAAACGGCCATCTGGTCGGCCGGATGGCACGCAAATAGCGTCTTCATGAAGGCGACGCCCTGGCTGTAGGCAGCCGCACGTCTGATCGGCGCTCGCTTGAAGCCGGCCTTAATGTCGAACGGGGTGTATTTGGCCATCGAGCTGACGATCTCGATGTACCGCTTACCCTCCATCCGTGACACCAGATTCATCAGCCGGTAGGAGACGCCAGTGCCGCGGAACATGGTCGAGGTAACGATCCGGCCGATCCTTCGCATGTTGGCGTTCAGCCACGCCGGCCGGTGTTTGTTGGTGAGCGTCGTGTCGTTACCTGGCTTCAACTTCGGCAGCATGTCGT